TTCACGGTGACCGCGGCCCGCCGCCGATGACCTTCGGCGTCACGCTGCTTGGCCGGCGCGTCGAGGTCACGGCGAAGACCTACGCGGCGCCGTACAGCCCGGGCGCGACGAGTGGCGGCGGGTGGTTTCCGCTCGTGGTGCGCGAGCCGTATACCGGCGCGTGGCAAGTCAACGTCGAGGCCCGCCGCGACCAGGTCGTGGCCTATGCGCCGGTGTTTGCGTGCGTCACGCTGATTGCCCAGGACATCGGCAAGTTGACGTTGCGGCTCGTCGAAGAGAACGACGACGGCGTGTGGGAAGAAGCGCAGTCGCCCGCCTTTAGTCCGGTCCTCCGCAAGCCGAATCGGTATCAGACCACGCCGAAATTTGTCGAGCAGTGGATCACGTCGAAATTAATGTGGGGCAACACGTACGTGCTCAAAGAGCGCGACGCCCGCGGCGTCGTCGTGGCGCTCTATGTGCTCGACCCGATGCGCGTGCTTCCCCTGATCGCGCCGGATGGGGGGATCTACTACCAACTGCAGCGGGACAACTTGAGCGGCACGCTGGTGGACATCCCCGACCCCTTCATCGTGCCGGCGTCGGAGATTATCCACGACCGGATGGTGTGCTTGTTCCATCCCCTGGTCGGGATGTCGCCGATCTACGCGTGCGCGTCCGCGGCGATGCAAGGGCTCGCGATTCAGAACAGCTCGGGCGCGTTCTTCACGAACGGCTCGCGGCCGAGCGGCTTGCTGGTGGCGCCGGCCGGGATGACGGGCGAGCAGCTCGCGCAGGCGAAGACCGACTGGGAGACCTTCAACGGCCCCGGCAACGCCGGCAAGGTCGCGGTCATCACCGCTGACATCAAGTTCACTCAGCTCACCATGAACGCGGTCGATGCCGAGCTGATCGCGCAACTGGGCTGGACGGCGTCGAACGTGTGCAGCGCGTTCCACGTGCCGGCGTGGATGATCGGCGCGGCCGAGATCCCGCGGGGCGTGCAGCTCGACGCGATGACGCAGTTGTATTACTCGCAGGCCATCCAAGCGTTGACGACCAATTTCGAGACGGTGCTCGACGATGGCCTCGGCCTGGCCGGGACCGACTACGGGACCGAATTCGACATCGACGATCTGATCTGGATGGACACGGCGACCAAGACGAAAGCCGCGGCTGATGCGATCGGCGCCGGGGCGATGTCGCCGGATGAAGCGCGCCTGCGGTACTTCGGCCTCGGCCCCGTCGAGGGCGGCGATACGCCGTACATGCAGCAGCAGATGTTCAGCCTCAAGGCGCTGGCGCAGCGCGATGCAGCGGATCCGTTCAGTGCACCGGAGCCGGCGCCGATGGCGGCGCCCGCCCTGCCGCCGGGACAGTTAGCACTGGTCCCGCCGGTCGCGAAGGCGATCACGGCCGACGACGACGAGGCGTACGAGGCGTACGAGGCGTTTGAGCACACGCTCCACGAGGGATTCGCGTGACGAAGCTCGAGGCCGCGCAGTTCGGGCGGATCGTGGTGTCGGTCGTGCGGGACTACGTGAACCGACGACTCGAGGTGATCGCGGAGGACCTGCGATCCGGCTGGATGGCGGCCAGCGCGACGGTCAATACGGTCAAGGACGACCTCGCGGCGGTGCGTGAACGCGTGGCGGTGGTCGAGACGCGCGCCCCCGTGCCGGGCCCGCCAGGCGTCGGGTTCGATGACCTCCTCGTCGAGTATGACGGCGAGCGATCCTTCACGTTCAAGTGCGTCCGCGGCGCCGTCGTCAAGGAACTCGGCACGTTCAAGATGCCCATCTCGATCTATCGCCAGGTCTGGACCGACGGCCGGACGTACGAGCTCGGCGACAGCGTGACCTGGGCCGGCTCGGAGTGGCATTGCCACACGACGACGACGACGAAACCGGGCGACGGCTCGAAGGCGTGGACGCTCAAGGTCAAGCGCGGGCGTGATGGGAAGGACAGCGTCGACCGCTAACGCGATGGCCAAGTTTGTCACGCTCGATCAGGTCAAGGCTCGCTTGCGCATCACGACGACCGATGAGGACGTCGATACGCAACTGCTCGTCGACCAGGCCGAGGCGCACATTCTGAACTGGTGCTCGGTCACGGCGGCCTCGCGCGCCATCGTCGCGGCCTGGACCCCGGCGACCGTGCCGCCCGTCGTCGTCGCCGCGATTCTGGTGCAGGTGGGCGAGCTCGATCGGTTTCGCGGGGATGACCTCGACCCGCCGCCGCGACCCGATACGGACGCCGGCCCCAGTGTCCTCGTGCGCGAGCTGCTGCGCGCCTATCACGACGTGGCGATGGCATGAAGGGTACCCCTGGCGCCGGGTCGTATCGCACTGTGGTGACCGTCCAGGTCCCGGCTGCGGGCACGCCAGACGGCGACGGCGGGTATACCCCGGCGTGGCAGGACGCCGATCCGCCGACCTGGTCGGTCAGCCTGACGGCGGCGCCCGGGCGACGCGGCGGGGGCGGCGAGATGGGGGAAGCGGGCACGGTGATTGCGACACAGACACACCTCGCGCGCGGGCGGTATCGGGCCGACGTCACGACCGCAGTGCGCTTGGCGCTGGCGGCACGGGTGTTCAACATCCTGACGGTACGGGACCTCGACGAACACCATCGGACGCTCGAGCTCGTCTGTGCGGAGGTCGTCGCATGAGCGTGAACAAGTTTCTGTTCACCGGGCTGGACGAGCTCCGCGAGGCGTTGCGGAACTTGCCGGCCGAGCTCGCGGCGGAAGCGGCGACGGACGTTACCAGCGCCGCGCAGGCGGCCGAGGCCGAGGTGCGCCAGGTCTACGAGCAACACGCCGCGAGCGGCAATCTGGCGGCGCATCTGTACCTCTCGACGTCGACCAGCGCGTTCGGCGCCGGGGCCCTGATCAAGAGCACCGCGAAGCACGCGTGGATCTTCGAGAACGGCTCGCAGGCGCGGCACTGGGCGAGCGGCAAGAGCACGGGCCAGATGTGGGGCAAGACCGCGCAGCCGCCGACGCACACATTCGTGCGCGCCATGACGAAGTATCGGAAACGGATGTACGAGCAACTGCGGGCCCTGCTCGAGCGGCAAGGCCTGCAGGTCACTGGGGAACCCTAGCGATGGCCGACTCCTCGGAGATTGACAACGCCGTGGTGACCGCGCTCCTCACGGATGCGACGCTCATGGCGCTCATGCCCGACGGCGTGTACTTCGACGTCGCGAAGGCGAAGGCGCAACGCTTCGTGATCGTGTCGCTGGTCACGGCCGACGATGAGCCGGTCCTCGGCGGCCGCGGGTATGAGGACGTGCTCTATCTGGTCAAAGCCGTCGGCCTCGCGTCGACCGGGGCCGATGTCAAAGCGGCGGCGGCGCGCATTGAGGCGGTGCTCGAGGATCAGCCGCTGACGATTCCGGGCTACGTGCACATGGTGACGTGCCGGGAAGCGCGCATTCGCTACACCGAAGTCGACGCGGTCGACGACACGATTCGCTGGCAACACCGCGGCGGGCACTATCGCGTGCAAGCCTCGATTCCTGGGGCGTAAACGGGGACATCGAACAGAAAGCAGGGGCAACGGACATGGCGATTCTCACGGGACGATACGGCAAGGTGAGTTACGACGCGGCGGGGACCACGCCGGTCGAAGTTATCAGCTTGAACACGTGGAAAGCCTCCTTCAAGAACACGTACGAGGACGTCACCTGTTTCGGTGATGACAACCTCGTGTATGTGCCTGGTTTGCCGGACGTGTCCGGGAGCCTGGGCGGCTTCTGGAATTCTGCCGAGACCACCATCTTTGAAGCGACCAAGGCGCCCGTCCCCGGGCTCCTCGAGCTCGCGCCCAACACCACCGAGGCCCTGTTCAAGTGGAGCGGCCTCGCCTATCTCGACGCCGACATCGACTGCACCGTCAAAGGTGCCCCGAAGATCACCAGCACGTTCAAGGCCGGCGGGCCGTGGACGATGGCCGTCGGCCCCTGATCGGCCGGCGTCATGTTCGACAAGCTGCGGATCCATGGAACCGCGGCGTCGATCCTGTGGGGCTATCGCGCGGCGGTCACGCTCAAGACGTGGTCGATCGTGCGCGTCAAAGGGCAATGGACGCTCTCC